CTGGAGCAGAGAGTTAACGAGCTGGTGACGGAAAACCAGAAGGCGCGGACGGCGGCGGAGGCGGCGGACCGGAGCTCGGCCATTAAAGCGGAGTTGCAGAAGTTGGGGGTCGCCAAGGTGGATCTGGCATACCGGGCAGTGAAAGACGATGTGTACCGGAGCGAGGACGGAAGGCTGATCGCGCAAGGCGGGGCGGACATCCGCGAGTATCTGACGCAGTTTGTGAACGAGAATCCGGAGCTGCTGCCGGCGCGGATGTCGGGCGGAAGCGGGGCAGGCACGGGGCAACGCGGCGGAGAGTTTGGAGGAGGCGGGATCGACCTCGACATGATCCGGCCGGGGATGAGTGCGGAAGACAAAGATCGAGTGAGGCAGGAGATCGCGAGGGTAGCGTCGCAGACGCTGCGCGGGTTGTAAGAAGGCGCCAGGCGCCAGGAAAAAACAAAGAGGAGAAGAGATGGGAATTATTACTTCAGCAAATGTAGCGACTGCGATTGTGAAGCTGGTGGCCGCGGATGCGTTGCCGGCGTTGATGGGGAACCTTGTCATGGGGAACCTGGTGAATCGCGATTATGAACCGACGCTGGCGCGGGCGGGTGACACGGTGAACGTGCCGATTCCTCCAGTGCTGGTGGCGAATAACATCGCCGAGGGCAGCACGGTGACGCTGCAGAATCCGTCGATCGGCAATGCGCAGATCGTTCTGAATACGCACTCGGAGGCAACGTTCCAGATTCCGGATGTGACGAAGATTCTGGCGGTTCCGGACCTTCTTAAGCTGTACATGCAGCCGGCGGTGGTGGCGTTGGCGGAGGCAATCGAAACGAGCCTGCTGGCAACATGGTCGCAGTTCAGCGCGAATTCGCCGGTGGGTACGGGCGGCACGACCATTACCGAAGCAACGGTGGATTCTGCGGAGACGGCGCTATTTTCGGCGATGGTGCCCGCGAGCGCGGCGAAGTATCTGGTGGTGAATCCGTCGACCTATTCGGCGTTGCGGCAGATTCCGCGATTCAGCGAATTCAATACGGCGGGAGAAGCGGGGCTGCGGGCGATCGTCGATGGAGCGGTGGGCAAGATGAAGGACTTTTACATCTTCCGGTCGCAGTTCGTGGCGCAGACGGGATCGAGTCCGGTGACGACCCACAACATGGCGTTCACGAAGAACGCTCTGGGCCTGGTGGTTCGCCGGCTCCCGCAGCCGCTGCCCGGAACGGGCGCAATCGCCGAATACGCGGAGTTGGGGAACTTCGGCATGCGGGTCACGATGAGCTATCAGCCGAATACGCTGGCGCAGCAGTTCACGGTGGACGTGCTCTACGGGGTCGGGGTGTTGCGGAACAGCTTCGCGGTGCAGGTCAACTCATAGGACAGGCGCCAGGCGCCAGTGAAGAAGGGAGCCTTACGGGGCTCCCTATTTTTTTAAGGGGATCTCAATGCTGCTGACCGATGGAAATCCTAACACTACTGAAGATCTACGAGTGTATGAGTCGGCGATTCTCGATCTGTCCAGTCAGGAGTCGATCAACCTGGATACGAAGCTGAAGCTCGCGACGGAAGAACTCAGCGAAATCGTGCTGAACATCCTGCTGGATCATTCGAGCATCATAACGGGCGGAGACATGCTGCGGAGGTCGCTGGGTGTGTCGGATGTGGTGGTGACGCGGCAACTGAAGCGCTGGCATGCGCTTTACACGCTGGCGATTTTTTACCGCGATGCGTACAACAGTCAGCTCAACGACCGCTATTTGGCGAAGTGGAACGAATACCTGCTGCTGGCGAGGGGTGCGAGAGAAACGACACTGCAATATGGGATCGGGTTGGTGACCACTCCGATTCCAGAAGCGGGGACACCGGTGTTGGGGTCGGCGCCGGGGTTACTGCCGGCGACCGTTTACTACGTGCAGATCAGTTGGGTATCGGCGACGGGAGCGGACGGAAATCCGAGCAAGGCGACGGCGTTCGAATCTCCGGTAGCGAGCCTGCTGACGGTGACCAATGGAACCAGCGTACCGGCGGTGGCGACCGCGTTCAACGTCTACGCCGGCCTGACGGATTGTCCGCTTACATTACAGAATTCGACGCCGATTCCGATCGGTCAAACATTCACCGAGGGTACAGCGGGGCTGATTGCGGGCGTGCCGGCGGGGATGGGGCAAACGCCGGACTTATATATCACGGGCGGGTCGGTTTTGAGGAGAGGGTAGGACATGGCGCAAACAGCGAGCGTTGTGGCGCAGGCATTCGCGGGGTTTCTGTCGGCGACGGGTACCGGGACCGACAGTGCAATTAACAGCGCGGTGGCGACCGCAGCTCTCGATTCGGGAATTCCACTGGCACCGATTCCGACGCCTTACATCGTCGCGCAGAACATGTCGATAGAAATATGGGAGCGAGCGAGCGTCGTGAAATATCCGCTGATCCAGGTCTACTCGGATCGGGTGAAGAATGCGCTGACGGAAAAGTTTCGGACCTTTTCGGGGAAGATCCGAACGGTGGCGGAAATACGGGTATCGCAGGACCGGATCGAGGGGCTGGAAGATCAGCTGCGGCTGTATGCGGACGCGGTGACGCAGGTGCTGGATGCGAATCGAGGGACGTGGGGACAGGGCGCGTTTTATACCGGAGGCTACGAGCTGACGTTCGATCCAGTGAAGCAGGGCGGGAAGAACTTTCTGCAGGTGGCGAAGGTGACGTTCGAAGTGGACATGTCGGCTTGAGGAAGAAGTAGCCAGTAGCCAGTAGCCAGAATATGTGGGTCGGGTGGTGCGGGTTCTCCGAGGAGTGAAAAAATTTATGTCTTGTTATATATCTTCGAACAATGAGCGGATTTACTGTGCTCTGGAGACGAGTTACGGGGTGATTCCGGCGATTACGGGATCGAATCGGATACCGGCGCTCAAGATGAAGGCGAAGCAGGTTCCGGCGCAGACGGGACGGAAAGACAAAACCGGAACCCGAACTTTTGTCGGAATGCCGAACCAGCTGCGCGACGCTACGACGTTTGAGGTCGACACGCTGTTGACGGCCTGGTCGAACACGTCGGCGCCTCCGGCTTACGGACCCTTGTTTCAATGCGCCATGGGAGGGACTCCGATGATCTGGCCGGGCGGGACGGTGGCTTCGGTGACGGGCGGGACGCAGATCGCGTTCACGGCAGCGCATGGATTGTCGCCAGGCCAGGCGGTCTCATCCACCGGAGAAATGCGATTCGTGACGGGGATCGAGAACACGACGACGGTGTTCATCAATGCGCCGTTCAACACGACGCCGGTAGGCGGTGCGGTGATGGGGCCGACGATCAATTATTCGCTGGCGGAGAGCCTGCCGAGCGCGAGCATTTTCGATTACTGGGATCCGTCGACGGCGGTGCAGAGAATCGTGGAAGGCGCCGCGATGGACAAGATGCAGATCAAAATTAACGGCGACTTTCAGGAGTTCGATTTCTCGGGACCGGCGAGAGATCTGGTGGATAGCGCGAGCTTCACGAGCGGCGAGGGCGGCCTGACGGCGTTTCCCGCGGAGCCGGCATCGCCAGATTTCGATTACACGATCGTTCCGGGACATTTGGGCGAAGTATGGATGGGTGTGACGGAGGCGCAGTTTCTGACGATCACGGCGGGGGAACTGACTCTCGAGAACAACATTGAACTGCGGGTCAAGGAATTCGGAAGTGATTTTCCGCGATGCATCGCGGCATCGGAACGGGCGGTGACGCTTAACTTCAGCTTGTTTGAAATGGCGGACGCGCAGACGCAGGGGTTGTATCAAGCGGCGCGACAGAGGTCCCCGATTAGCGTGATGCTCCAGTTGGGGGAGCAGGCGGGGCAATTGTGCGGGGCGTACATGCCGGCGATGGTGCCGATGGTTCCGGAGTTTGACGATTCCGAGACGCGCCTGCAATGGAAATTCCAGAACAACAAAGCACAAGGAACGATGGATGACGAATTGTACATCGCATTCGGGTAAGGGATGGGAGAGCCGGGTCTGGTTCGACGCCGAGGCGATGGATGGAGTCCGGTACGAGATTGTCCGGGTATCGTTCGGGCGAAGAATCGAGCTGGCGCGGCGCATCAGAGAAATTGGCCGCAAGATGGAGTATCTCGAGGCGGGCGCCACGTTGGATAACGGCGCTCGGGAGACTCTGGAGGCGACGGTGCTGGCGGCGGAGATCGACCGAGCGTATCTGGAGTGGGGCCTGACCGCGGTCGAGGGCCTTGAAATCGACGGGGCGGGGGCGACGCCCGAAACGCTGGTCGATCAAGGGCCGGTGGAACTGGCGATGGAGATTCTGGGACGCATTAAGTCAGAATGCGGGATGACCGAGGACGAACGAAAAAACTGATGGTCGCATTCCATTTCTATCGGACGAGTCAAGCCGGGTGGAAATGCGACCAATGCAGACGGCAGGGGCTGGATGTGAGGCGCCGGTGCGGATTTTTGCCAGTGGAAAAGCGGGGGCCCAAAAAGCTGGTGTGGGCGCGGGGGCGGGTGTCATCGGAGGAGTGTCCGAAATCGCTGGTGACGCCGGCGAGCGTTGAGTTGCTGGAGAAATTCTTAGGGTGGAAATTCGCGGGTGGCGGGTCGGTGGTTGAGTTGGCGGCGCGAGATGCTGATGCGTTTCTAATCCTTGAAGGGGAGTGGCGGGGAGAGGCGGAGGCGGCGAGGTGAAGACGATGCGCCGGCTGAAGCCGGCGTGCAAACTGAAGCTCGCGCCACACGGACAAAAAAATTATGGCTAAGAATCCATCTACGGAAGTGGCGGGGTTGCTGGGGGGATCGAGCGGAAGCGTCGCGCAGGTGCTGGCGAGTTCGACTCCTGGAGGGAGCGGTAGCACCAGTCCGCTGAGCGATCAATTGACCACCATCACGTCGCAGTTGCAAGAGCTGCAGACGATCAATCAGTCGCAGATGCAGAGCATCGAGGCGAATACGAGCGCCGTAACTACGAACACGAGCACGAAGGGGACCGGCGCGGCGGGTAGTTCAACAGCGAGTTCGATGGGCAGCACGCTGCTGGATGTTTTGGGATTGGGATCGGGGCTGAGTCCGCTGATTTCCGGCCTCGTGAGCTTGTTTGGAGGCGGAGGAGGGAGCAGCCAGACTACGGCGGTTACTCCGTACATCCAACCTCTGCCGGTTAATTTGCAGGCGGGGTTCAGCGGGTCGAGCGCGGGGAACGCTTCGGGGGTGGATTACGGCGAGGGCGGGCAGCCGCGGCAAACAACGGCGGCGGCGCAGCAGCAGCAAATTACTGTTCAGGTGCAGGCGATGGACAGCCAGTCGTTTCTCGATCGAAGCAATGACATCGCGGCGGCGGTGCGTAAGGCGATGCTCGAAACGTCGATGTTGAATGATGTTGTGCGGGAGGTTTGATGATGAAACGAGTGTCCATGCGGAGCGCTGCGACATTAGTCTGTGACAGGCAGGCGACAGACAGCCTTTTTCGCCGCGAAGGATCTCTGTGCATCCGTCGCATACGGGCGAAAAAGGTAGTCAGTCCCCGATGCTTGATCGCTGCCGACCGGGTCAATGCGCCACATCTGAGCGGCGAGGTTTAAGATGGCGAACTTTCCGGCGTTGAAAACGGGGGCGGTGGCACAGTACGGGTCCGATCGGTCGAGGCAATTTTCGACGCAGGTGCTGCGGTTTATCGACGGGAGCGAGCAGCGATTTCCGGGGTATGGAACACCACTGCTCCAATGGGTGATCCGGCTGGAGGTTCTCGATGAGTCGGAGCTCGAGAGCCTGGAGTTGTTTTTCGAAGATGAGGGCGGGCGGGCGGGGAATTTTTCCTTCACCGATCCGTGGGACGGGACGGTTTACCCAAGCTGTAGTTTTGCGAGTGACGACCTCGCTCTCCAGTTTCAAGAAGTGGCTCGAGGAAAGACGCAAGTCGTCGTAAAGGAGAACCGAACCTAGGATGCTGGTGTTTCCACAACTGTCAACGGGTGCCTCGACGCTCTATCCGCTACGGAAAACTTCGCGACAACGGAGTGTCGTGAATACGCTTGGCGATGGAAGCACCGATGTCTATGCGGATCCTGACGCGGCTAGTCTCGGGTGGGAACTCGAAGCGAAGGGATTGACCGCGGCGGAGTGGGGTGCGATTGAAACGCTGTTCAAGGCGACATCGGGCAGATGGCAGCCGTTCACGTTTCTCGATCCGGTGGGAAACCTGATCGCCGAGAGCGAGGACTTCGGAGCATCGGCCTGGACCAACGGAGCGTTGATCGACTTGACGACGGGCGCAATCGATCCGTTGGGAACAAACCGGGCCGCGACGGCAACGAATGCGGGACTGGCGACACAAGCCGTCGCACAGACGCTGGCAGTCCCAGGCAATTTTCAATACTGCCTGAGTGTGTGGGCACGGACGGGGAATGCAACAAACGTAACGTTGAGCATTTCAACCGTTGGCGGAAGCGCGACGAAGACTTTCACATTGGGGACACAGTGGGCGCGCGTATCGCTGGCGGCGAATCTCAGGCAGAGCACGTCGTCTGTGACATTCGGGGCGCAGATCGCCGCGGGCGGAGCGATCGACATTTTCGGGATGCAGATTGAAGCGCAGTGGGGTGCTTCCGACTATAAACAGACCGGCACCAGTGGCGGCGTGTATCCTAACGCGCGATTCGGCACCGACGATATCAGCGTAACGGCACAGGGAACGGACGTCTATGACGCGGTCATACAGATCGTGAACACGGAGAACTAATGGCCACGATCGACGATCTGAAAGAACAACCGACACCGACCACGCCGCTGTTTCTGATCGACTGCGTACTTAGCTCGGGCTCGGTTGAGAGCTGGGGTACGCATGCGGCGACGTTCGGCGGAACCTCGTATGCAGCGCGGTTGTTGAAGCACACGCTGTTCCAACTGACTGCTTCCTCGACAGACGGTTTGGATGGCGCGACACAAATCGCGCTGACGCTCGCAAACGCGGATTCTCACTTTTCAGAAATCGAACGGGAGACGGGATTTAAGGGCGCGCAGGTCACGATCCGCTTTCTGTTTTACGATTTTGTAGCGAACGCGGCGGCGTCGGAGGCACGGGTGGTGTTCCGCGGGATCGCCAATTCGCCAGATGAGATCACCGAGTCGTCGTTTCGCGTCACGGTGATGAACCGGCTTAATCTGCAACGCATCGTGTTGCCGGATGTGCGGATCGAGCGGAGTTGCCCGTGGTCCTTCCCGTCGACCTCGGCACAACGGCTGACGGCATTGACCGGCGGAGTGAAGGGAACCTATTCTCTGTTATACAAGTGCGGTTATTCGCCGGATCAGACGGGCGGTGTGGGGAACCTGAACAGCGGGGTGCCGTACACCAGCTGCGATTTCACGCGCACGGCATGCGTGCAGCGAGGGATGTTCAGCACGGACAGCGCCAGCAACATGACCGCACGATTCGGCGGGATCGAATTTGTTCCAGCGCAGATTCTGGTGCGGGGCTACGGCCAGCACGGGATGCAGCTATCGCCAATTTTCGACAACCTGGCGCTCTATAACGATTTCGTTCCGCTGGTTTATGGGACGGCGTGGTACATGCCGCCGATCGTGTTCCTGCGCAACGACGGCAATCTGACGCGCATGGAAGTGCTGCTGGGGATGGGCCCGATTTCGGGCATCCTCCAAGTACTGGTGAATGACATCGCGATCCCGGCGGCGCAGAACGGCACCAACATGACGGCCACCGGTTGGTATTCGATCGAAAGCGCGGGTGGCCGCGACGGGGTGTTCGATTTGAATTTCACTGATAGCGCCGGGAATCCGCTGGGCGATCCGTATGGGAGCATGGCGTACCTGAGCGTGGTGGTGCCGAACGCGATCAGCGGCGGACAGTCGACACCGACGATTCAAGTCCTGATCAATGGTCTGCTGCTGGAGCAGTTCGACTCGAGCGGAACGTTGTTGGGCGCATCGTTCACGAACAATCCCGCGTGGATTTTGCTCGACGTTCTACGGCGAAGCGGCTGGCTGACTACGGATGTCAATTTGCCAAGCTTCGCGGCGGCGGCGACGTATTGCGCCGCGCCGATTTCGACAACGGACCTTTACGGGAATGCGACGTCGACCTCGCGATTCAAGTGCAACCTGGTCGTGCAGAGCAGGCAGAGCGCGGCTGAGCTCGCGAAATCGATCCGCAATGCATCGTCGCTGATGTTGAGCTACGACACGGCTGGGTTGTTGAACCTGAGAGTCGAGAATACGCTCGCGTTGCAGCAGCCGGCAGCGCCCGACGGGACGAACAGCACGAGCGCACTCGATGGCGGATGGCCGGCCTACGAGTTCAGCGACGGGTCTGCGGCATTTTCCGGAATCTTACGGGATTCGGGCGGGAACCCCGCGATTCGGTTGTATTCGCAAAATGGAACTTCGACCACGAATCAACTAACGGTCGAATTTCAGGACGAGTTCAACCAGTATCAGCAGGATAGTTTGACGTTAGTGGACATCGACGACTCGCTGCTGACAGATAGAATTGTCACGGCTCCGTTTCAGGGAGTGGGCCTGCCGAACTTCGACCAGGCCACGCGGATGCTGCAATTGCAGCTCAACAAAACGATCGCCGGCTATACTTTTGTCGAGTTCAGTACGTCGGTCAAGGGGATTGGAACTGCGCCGGGCGATTTGATTACCGTCACCTATTTAAAGGAAGGCCTCGATCGGCAACCGTTTCGTGTGGTGAAGATGGCGCCCGGGCAGGATTATCAGACGGTTCAAATCACGGCCCAATGGCACGAAGACGATTGGTATACGACGGGCGGCGCGAACGCATCCGGCGGAGGAATCTATGCCACCAATCAGGGCGGGCTGCCGAGACCGCTGGTGGGCAGCGTGGTGGACACGAATGGGATCGAGCAGTTTGGAATCACGGAGACGGCGATTCAAAGCGGCGACGGGAGCTTCACGATTCAGTTGAGCGCAGCGTTCACGGCTCCCGCTCTACCGGCGGCGTCGAGCGCGGCGATTCCTTTGCTCAGCTTGACCCCGACGATCGCGACGACGGGCGGAACGCTCGCGGGAGGGCGGTCCTTCTATTACGCGATGAGCGCGGTGGATTCGACGGGAGCGGAGGGCGGGCTCTCCTTCATCGTGCAGGCGACGCTTCCTCCGACGACAAATACGAATCAGGTGACACTCACTGGATTTAGTTTTTCGAGCGGCACGGCGGGCTTTCGCGTCTATCGCGGGCTGAATCCGAGTCAACCGCTGCTGATCGATTCCAGTACTTCGGTCGCGAGCAGCTACACGGATTCGGGCGCAACAACAGAACTTGCAGGACCACCGGATCCGAATTATGATCACGCGAATTTCTACTGGCGGTTGGAATTGCAGCCGGAAGAAGCAGTAACGACGTCATCAGCGACGACGATCGGCAATGCGACCCTCGGGATGCTGACGAACGACTACAGCGGCGACCTGGTTCGGATCACGCGAGGCAAGGGCGCAACGCAAGAGCGCGTAGTGGTTTCGAACACCGCGACGACACTGACCGTGACGCCGGCGTGGACCGTTACACCGGACACGACGAGTTTCTTCACCGTCGCGGACTCCACCTGGAACTTCGGAGGGTTGGGAGCGACGAGCCCAGTGAATATCGATGTTCCCAACCGTCCGGGCGCATCGGTGGAGATTTCGGGGCGATCCGCGAATGCGCAGAATGACGAAAGTTCGGAGGCCTTGAATCCATTGACGTCGTGGCAGATTTCCGGCGGTGCGGGAGGCGGCGTGGATACGGGCCTGCCGCCTCCACCCACGTTTGGGCTCGATTTGGTCGGCCAGGGGACGGTCGACCTTGTGGGTATTGGATTCTCGACGTTCACGAATACACACACCATTTCCGCGGGGACACTGGTTCTTCATTATTGGAACGAGTTGAATAGCCCTTCGACGATCAGGCTCGCCACGGCGATTGCGGCTACCGATACTACCGTCACATTGAGCGCGGCGGGGAGCATGTCGACGGGCGACCGTTTTCAAGTTGAAACTGAGGTCCTGCTGGTGACTTCGGTCGTGAGCGTCGGCCTGGTGTTTCAAGTGACACGAGGTGTCGACGGGACCACGGCGGCTGGGCACAGTACCACGGTGCCAATTTATCCGCTCCAGGCGAATATCAGTATTGTGCCCTTCGTCAGTGGATTTTTTGGCAGTCCGGCGAGCGGCGATTATACCTACTCCGTGTTTCTGCCCGACGTCAGAATCGCGTCGGCCGGTTTCTACATGAACAACGTTTATGGCGGCGGCCCAGCGACGGCTGCGTCGTTCACGGGTACCGTGGATCAAGGCTTGCGGACACTTTCCGGCGGTCAGTTATCGCTGCAAGTCGAGGGGTACCTCGCGACGCAGACCGATGCGGCGCCGCCGCTGGTGGTCGAAGCGACGGAGGCGGTGCGGGATATTTTCGCGGTGGTGGGCGAGGCGCCGAGTGGAGGGCCGATCCAATTGCAATTGCGGCAAGGCAGCACTGTGTATTGCTCACTGACCATCGCCGACGGCACCACAACCTCGGCGAGCGTGAATGGATTCGGACTCACGCCATTGGTGGCGAGCGCGCTGGTCAGCTTAGATATTCTCGCGGTGCCGGGAGCCGCGGACACGCTGCCTGGGCGCGACTTAACGGTCATCATCCGCCTTTAATTCAAAATGGCAGACCAAATTCAGAAATTGAGACCCGATCGGGATCTGCAATGCTTTTACTTTGAGCCGTCGGCGATCGCTGCATTGAGCGGGACATCCGCGACCGGGTTCACGGTTTCCGGGACCTGGCGGCAGCAGTTCGATTGGGCGGTGATCGAGTGGAATCGCGACAACGTCTACGAGCATCCGGCGTTCCGCTATCTTCCCGATGGTGACTTGAGCGGGCTAGCGCTCACGTATCAGGAGACGCGAACGAATTGCATCCCGCTTGATTCGGACCTGTTTGCTACGGTCGCGTGGCCGTCGCTGCGAATCTGGGGGCCACCCGGCGACACAATTTACTACGTGCCGATCGCGAGCCACGCGACCCCCATCGCGGGTAGTTATCAGAACGCATACGCGGACTTTACTTTGTCCGGATCAGGCACGCCGGCTGCGGGGACTCACGTCGGCATCGCTTACCTCGAAACTCATTACACCATCGAGTTCAACGGCACGACGGGGATCGCCTATGCGCTCGAGCAGATAGCCTTGGCGATCAACGCGCGCCCGAACCCTTATCAGCCGACGGTGCTCCTGGCGACGCTAACAGGTTCGACGATTCGCGTTTTCTACACCGGAGGGATGGACACCGGCAGCACCTCCGGGGCGAACGGAAATTTGTTCGGGATGTATGCGTACTCAGACACTCCGGCGGCGACTTGGGACGCTCCGGCGAAGACATTTGCGAACGGGACGAGTCCCACGCAATGGAGTGTCTCCGTCGATTTCAGCTCGCTTCAAGGGTATCTCACACCCGATTTTTCGGACACACTCATTGCCGTGCCCACAAACCATATTCGAAAAATGCGCTGGACCTACGCTGCTGCTTTGCAGGTGGGAACGTTTGTGCGTAGCGAGTTTGAAGTGGCAATTAGTGGTTGGTCCGTGACCGGCACTAATGGCGCGTACTCGGTGGCAGGACCGAGGAGCCGCCGCGTCGAAGATAATTCCGCGGAGATCGTTTATAGCGGATCATGGACGGAATCGCGCGGAAACTTCTCTGGCGGAATTATCCATTCGTCGACAACCAACGGAGACTCCGTATCCTGGTCGTACACCGCGTCCGGATCGCACACACTCTATCTGGGGACACGATATCTCGGCCTCGCGACGGCCGCGGGAGCCACCATTTCGATCGTCGTCGACGGAGGGGCCGCCACCACTGTGAGCTTGTTCATCTCACAGGAAGACGTTTTGATCCGTTGGCCAGTGGGAGAGTACGCGGCAGGAAATCATTCCATCACCGTGACGAATGCGGGTCCCACGGGCAACTATTTCTACTTCGATTTTTTTGAAATCGCCGTACCGTCCCAGGATTTGGCGACCTTTCCCGCGGAGCCGAAACTCACGCTGGCCAGCGACTGGGACACGCTTCACTCGATTTCATTGGCGCCTGAAAGAACCGCGTGGTTCATCGATTCTTTGGGCTTCACAGGGCGTCAGAACCACTACGTTGGCGCCTTGTGGTTCTATGAATTGGTTTCGACCGGCTTCACGTTTGCGATAGGCACCGTGACATTTTCGGGAACGATTACGGTCACCGATGGCGATGCATCTCAGATCATGGCGGTGACGATCAACTCCACCGCGTTCACCAAAACGATGCATCCCGGTGACACCCCGGATACGCTGGCGATCGCGTTTGCGCAGGGAATCAACGATGGTTCGACGGGTATCTGGGCCAGCGCATCCGGCGGCGTCCTGACCATTACATCTCTGTTGATCGGCGCTGCTGGAAACAGCCTCACGCTGGCCGCGGTCGCGACGAACATGCCGGGCTTGACCGTGACCACCAGCGGAACTTCGTTTAGCGGAGGTGTCGATGGGCAGTGGCGCACCGACCTCGCCGCGTCCCCGCGATTGAATCGCGCCGTGCGCGATTGGAGCCTCAGTTACTTCTCGGCGCTGCACGGATATGGCATCGACGCGGCCGCTTCGTTCAGCATGGAACTCGGCAATGGCGACCCCTCGACGTCCGTTGGAATCGCGCAGGAAGGGCCGGCCGGCGATCCGATTCTGTTGCCGACTCCTTCGCTCCAGACCAACTTCTCCCCTACCAGTCTCGCGTATTGGCAGGAAGTCTACGCGGAGATGGCGGCGATTCAGGCGGCGGCCGGACTAACGCCGTTTCTTCAATTCGGCGAAGTGCAGTGGTGGTATTTCTCCACCAACGGATTTCTGCCGACGGACCCGGCCTATCTCGCGTTTTCGGGAATGCCGTTCTACGACGCTTGGGCGCAGGCGCAATTTCTGGCTACGTACGGCCGCGCGATGACGACATTTACGACGAATACGGTGGATCCAACGGCGTATCCGGATGAAATCGCATTTCTGCAAACCGTGCTCGGAAACTTCACTGCGTCGATCATGACGTTTGTTCGGACCACGCAGCCTGCATGCCGATTTGAGGTCCTCTATCCTACTGACGTCAACGCAACGGCCTTCAACTCCGCTTTCAATTTTCCGCCCTCCGCGTGGACGCCGGCCGCGTTGACGATGCTCAAAACCGAGTGCTTCGGATACACGCTCGGGCGGGACCTCAACCAATCGGAAGCATCGATAAACTTCGGAGCCTCGCTCGGTTTCCCGGCGTCGCAGCGAAGTCATCTGGTAGGCGTCGGCGATTCAACAACGGCTTGGCTGAAGGAAGTCCAGGTCAGCAAAGGCAAGGGACTCGAAAGCGTCGTGTTGTTCGCTCTGGATCAATACTGCCTTATCGGATACGCGACGCCGCTTCCGCTGAGCTTCCGGCGCAGCATCAGAATGGGCAACTGA